GGTAATCACGTGCAAACCATTCGCGGGCTGTCTCCTTGGCTTCGTCGCTGAGTTCGTCATATTGATAGACTTTGGTTTCTTTAATTCTCATTTTGTTACCTCCGGTTTAAGACACTCATCCACACATCCAACCCCAGTATCACTGAAATCCTCTGCATGAATCCACATAATCAATCCATAGACCATAAGCACGGCAGTTAGAGTCACAATGATAGTCTTTACAATAATCTCAATCATGTTGTCAATCGGTTCTTCATCCTTGTTGAGCTGGGCAACGCGCTCTTGACTGGTGATGATGTCATCATGGGTCATTTCAATTCCCCCTGGTTAGTGTGGTTCTATCTAAAATAGCTAGGTGGGTCATAAACCCTTGATGCTTCTTTATACGCTTCTTGATAGGCTTTAATAGCTGCCGTTCTATCAGCTATGGTTTCGATTGTAATGGCTCGGGAAAGCCATGTTGCCCATGATTGTGCTCTAGCTATATCCTTTTGTTTACTTGCTTGCCCTGCTTTCCTACCAGCATCTTCGTATACTTCGATTGGATTGATCATTTTAGTATCTCCTGTGTGTGTGTGGACGTTCATACTCCTGATAGAATGCATCCCTCATGCCATTCCATACCCTTTCCCTAACCCCTTGATATACCAATAGAACCATATAAACACCCAGATGAATAGGTTATCCAACTGTTATCTAAATCCCACAAGTGTGACATTCGATAGGACACAATTGTATCATTTATACCATGATCTATGTCCTCTCTATGACTAATACAATGTATCCATAACTATCAAGGAGTGCTGATATATTATTACCCCCATCCTGCCCCTATATGCCACACATGTAGCATAATGCTACACTCATCCATCTCATTCTGTTGGACATGTCCAATTATGGGCACACGTGTACACATAGCAAGCCCCATGCCTCTTACATTAAAAGAATCTAATGTAACATGTTACCTTATGGTAACACTATGGGCATGCAAGGCTTCAAGAGGTGCTTGCTTCCATGTATGGGCGCGTGAATTGGGGCACTTCATCCCCTCAAGCATGGGTTATGGAGGGTATTTGTATACCTATCAATGACATACGAGTTTACATAATGAGTATTATCAGACGTAGATGTTGATCAACTTACTCAAGTATCCACATGCAATGCTTGTGCCAGGGCTGGAAATCATCCGGTTGACCCCCCTATGGTGGGTCGTCTGGGACCCATATCAGGCACGCACCACCAGAACAAATGTGGAATATCAATGGGTTATGAGGTCTAGATATAAGTGGTTGATTTCATTATGCTTAGGTCTAGAGGGTGTGTCATGTGGGACACAGATGTTTCCTAGATCAGACAAATGTGTGGTTTCTGCTATACTTAGAGGGGGGATAGGAGTATAATAGAGTAGAAGGAGTGCTATGAGATCTCTAAGCACGAAGGGGATAGGGCCGGTCTACTCTCTCGTTCTGTAAACAGAATCGTCTTCAGGATGCCGTCTTTGTACGGGGGTGAGATAACGAGGTCCTTTCTTCTTCCCCTTCTCTTTCATTCACTTACGAGGATATGATGCAATTTGTTTACCAGGAAACCCCCAGTAATCCACTTAAAGTGGTCACAGTTGAACAGGTTGAATCGGGTGTGTTCGTCAGGATCAATGGCGTGATCGTGATCAGGTTTGACGGGCTTGATGGGGTCTGTGCTCCCTCCAAGAGTCTCCTGATGAATGAGGGAGTCAACCTGGTGATTGAAGAGTAATATGAGAGTATTCAAGGCCCTCAAGACATTCGATTCGGATGATCTAAAAAGCACGTACCTGAAGGATTTCTCATATACGATTAATGATAATAACAAACTTCTCAATGCTTGTGCGGAAGTATGGGCATTACAAGGGAAAGTCCAATTCAACCATATCGTAACCCCTCATGCGAAACTGAAGGGGGTGGGTCGGGTTGAAACAAGAGGAGTTGATACGGGATTCTGGGATTTGACAAAGATTGGGTGGAGATCTTTATGGCGGTAACACATCCAACTGCAGTTCGGGACGGGGTTTGTAACTTTGTATGTAATCAATTGGATGAAGGAACACCTCCAGGCACACTTGTCTTTCAAACTTCAGGGGATGTGGAAGTAGCGACATTAACTCTATCAAATCCAGCATTTGGGGCGCCTTCAAGTGGAACCAAAACAGCAGGAAGTATCACATCTGATACAAGTGCAACCGGGGGAACGATAGCGAAAGTCCGGTTAAAGAATGCGGCTGGAACAGATAAGATCATAGGAAGTGTCACAGCAACAGGTGGTGGTGGGGATATCCAGTTAGATAGCGTCATTATTTCAGCTGGACAAACAGTGTCCGTATCCAGTCTTACCTATACCACAGCTTCATGATGATGGGGGTGTAACTTGGCAATCTATTCGTTGGCACTACGAACTACGGTCTTTACTGCAACGACGACCGCAAATCACGTATTGTGCCTTGCTCCGGCGACTGTACGTCCGAAGATCTTGGAGTATAGCTATATCCAGCTCACGGCAGTTGCATCACAAATCGGGGTAGGGACACCTCAAGCTGCCGCAGTCACCCCGACGAACGTATTGTTCCAAGCAGATGATCCAGGTGATCCTGCCTCTGTTTGTAACGGGGCAATTGCTTGGTCTACCTCACCAACAGTTCCCCTCATCTTCCGACGCCGTTGGAATGGAACCTTAGCCTCGGTGGGTGTGTGTTGGACATTCCCACGAGGTCTCACACTCCCAGCCTCGGGTAGTATGGTGTGCTGGAACATTGCGACCACAGTAGCCTCGGATGTGAATACAATCATTGACGAATAGGGGATCTTGTGGGATTTAAGGGGAGTGAGCCAACTGATCTTGACGGGGTTGCCTATATTTTGGTGAGGTTGTATGGAAATGGGGCCATGTCCATCAGTGGGAATATAGGGGATAAGCCCCTCGCTCTCCAAATGCTTGATCATGCACGGGATACGGTGAATAACAGGCAGAGCCCGACTTGTGATACACTCTTGACCCCGAATCGGGATGTCCAAGTTGTTCCCCATGAGCACTTTCCTTTGCAGCAATATGCGGATGTGACACCAGAATTACGCCCTATAGGCCCTGTGGCGTTATGAGTAGTTTTATTGGAACTCCGTCAGGTGTGGGGGTAGGGCAATGGCTTACACGGGATGATATTCGGTTATGGAATCGGTACGATGGGCATGCTGGGGTTTTTTATCATATCCTTCCTACTGAACCTTTTCATCACCAGGGATACACGACAGGGTGGTGGCCTGGAACGGGTGGATTAGATGCAAGTGGGAATGAATGGTTGAACCCCACATGGCGATCCTTACCAGAAATGAACTCAGGGGCCGTCAGCAAGATGGCTTTTATTGGGATCTCACAAGATCAGTATGGTTCAGCGATAGCCGCATGCACCATGAAGCTCTTTAAGACTGAGAATGGGAACTACATAGGTACCAAGGACACCAAGCTTGATGAGGTGGTATCTGATAGCCTGGGGAACTTTATCCTCTATACCCCATACTATCCTGATACCCATTACATTACACTCCTGAAAAACGGTGCGCCAAGTATCCAAGGCATTTCAGTGAATACGTTAATCGGGGCGTAATGTGTACCGTTGCAACATTGTCGGAAGCCCCGGTGCGCTGGTTGATCGGAATGTTATTGGGAGGCCAAAAGCCTCCACACGAATTAACCTCTATGGCTACCCAGCATCTGAAACTGGCAACAATGTATGGGCGAGACGACAACGCTATGATGTGGTCATTGCCTCAGAAGGTGGGGGTGGTGGGGGGATCACAGGAACAGGTATACTCCTTTCGCAATCCGCCGTCCTTAGCGGAGTGGGTGTTTCAGGTTCAAGTGGGACGGGAATTTTTCTCTCACTTAGCGCGATCTTTTCAGGTACAGGTATCTCGGGGTCAAGTGGTACTGGAGCATTGGTTGCAGCCCCCCATACATGCGCGGGTATAGGGGGGTCACTTTCTACAGGGATCGGGAATCTTGTGCCGGGGGATTGTAGTATGGTTGGGTTTGGAACCGTCTCAGGTGGGGGTGGTTCAGGTTCACTTGCTAACCCATTCTATTTAGAGCGAGATGGAATTGTGCATGAATAAGCCTTATGGATGAAATGAATGCCAGTCAAGAAGTTCAAGGATCCTTTCTCTTCTGTTACGTCCCTTCAGGCGACCCAGCCGAATGGGGTCTCTCAGATAGAGAAACTAAAGACCTCCGAATCCCCGGTGAGGCCGAAGGCCGAACCCCCGAAGAGATACGGAAAAGAATTCCTCAAGGATAAGTGGAAGACCCTCTCAGGCTCCATCATGGAGTGGGTCCTTGAAGAAGACTCGGACGGAAGGCAGGCGCGGCTGGAGACACTCCTAGCGGAAACCAAGCTGAAGGATATCGGGGTGATGCTTGGGATTGCTACTGAAAAGGTTCTCCTCCTGGATGGCTCCCCCACACAGATCATAGGCACAGCAGAACAGAAGAAACTCGATGAACTCTTCCCCGCCTTGATGAATGAAGTCAAGCGGAGAGGCTCAACGGTGAAACTCACAGAACGTACAGCTGAGATAGAGGTTCCTCCCACTAAACATGGCTCTTGATCTTCTTTCCATAGACACTGCAGATTTCTCGAAACTATCTACGGCAGAACTTGAGGAGTTAGCCAATTATGCACTGGAACTCAGAGGACAGGAACGGAATGTTAATCAACTCAAGTTCTATGTGCCTGTCTCAGATAAGGCGCGTCAGGTCCATAAGTGTACAGCTACCACGATAGGAGTAGGGGGTGGAAATGGGAGCAGCAAGACTACTTGTGCCATTGCCGACCTCATTATCCGAGCCACAGGACAGATCCCTTTATCTCTCCAAGCTGACTACCCCATGTCTAAGTTCAGAGGACCCATTAATACTCGAATTGTTGTCGAGTCTATCACCACCACTCTTCATCCCATCATCCTCCCCAAGCTCATGTGGTGGAGATGGCAAGGAGTTGATCGACCAGGTGGAGAGAGAGGCTATTATGGGCTTGTACCTCAACACTGCCTCCTAAAGGGGGATTGGTCGAATAGCTGGTCTGAACGTACTCGAACCCTTCAGTTACAGAATTATGATCCTATTTCAGGGAAGAAAGATGGAATCTCAACGATCCAGTTCATGTCCTTCGACCAGGACCCATCAGACTTTGCCTCAGGTGACTATCATATTGTTCTTCATGATGAACCACCTAAACTAGCGATCTGGGTCGAGAACATGGCTAGAACCATGCGTGTCAATGGCACCATGATGCTGGCTATGACCTTTCCTGATGACCCTACGATTCCAGTCGATTGGATCCTTGATCGTATCTATGAACCTGCTCAACCTGGAAAGGGCCATGATCCCTCAATAGCCTGGTTCAATCTCTTCACGACAGAGAACATGAATCTGAATCAGACTGCGGTGGCTGAGACTTCACGGAAGATGACCGCTCAGGAAAGGGAAGCCCGTATCTATGGGCAACCCATGCGGCTCTCAAATCGGGTACATCCTCTTTTCACAGACACCCCTCATGTCTGGTGCTTTGAGTGCCATAACCGAACGATTTTGAACGAAGAAGGGGTTTGCGGGACCTGCTCATCCTCCTCGACGGTCTCTTATACACACGTTGGGCCTACCAAAATCGACCCGCTGTACCCTGTGGTCTGCGCACTCGATCCTCATCCCCGCAAACCCCATATGTTGATCTGGGTCCAGATTACCCCTGATGATGATCTTCATCAGGTCATGGAGCTTGAAGTGGATGGCTCTCCTGATGTGGTGGCACAGAAGGTCTTAGACTTAGAGGCTGATCATGGATGGAAGACTATTCATCGTATCATGGACCCTAATATGGGTCGGTCTCCTGCTAGTGCTGATCGTGAAACTACGTGGCAAGATGCCTTTGAAACAGCTGGCCTTACATTTGATCTCGCAGATGACGGGGAGGCGGGGAGGCAGATCGTAAATGATTACCTCAGGCCGGATCCAGATACACAAGCGTCTCGGATACTCATTGATGAATGTAACTCGAATACGATCCAGCAGATGAAACGCTATTCATGGGATGATTTCAAGAAGTCCATGGAGAAGGATCAGAAGCAGAAAGCCAAGCAGAAGTTTGACGACTACCCCACGCTTTGGAAGTATGTGTGTAACTCCAGCCCTTCTTTTAGAACTATGAAAACTATGGGCCATCGAATCTCAGTGGCTTCAGGCCGTGCGAATGGATACTAATGCGAATTCGTAAATCAATCACCCCCAAAGATAAAGCGAAGTTCATCAAAACCGTCCTTGAACGATATGATGAGGACCAACAGGATCGTGTGGATTGGTCTGAACGTCGCCTTCAGCGATATGCGAAGAAATTTGGATGGTTGGAGCCTAAGAACTATCCCTGGCCGAATGCCTCGAACCAACACATCCCTATGCTGATGACGAATTCCTTGAGGACTGAGGATACCCTTCATAATGCAGTTCTTGCTTCTCGTCCTACGATGTCAGCCATTGCTGTGAACGAGGGGGATGCTGAGAAGGGGAAGCAGATTGATGATCTTCAAGATTATCAATTCTTCGTGGAGCAAAATGGGGAAGAGAAAATTGCTCAACTTATAGATTCCTATGTCAATGATGGCCGAGCTGTGGCTTTTGTACCATGGGTGAAGGAGAAGCGGAGGGTAAGAGAACTTCACCCTCTCCCTCCTGTTCCGCCTGGGCTTGATCCACGTCCTACAGTTGAACTTGTTCTAGGGGAGATGTTCCCCCAGGGAACAGCCAAGGGGAAATCCTCCTCATCCTATATAGTGACCAATCAGGAACCCATGAAGGAACCTGAAGAGATCGAAGCTGAATTCTACGAGGAAGATGGCTCACATTACCTGTGCCTGACACGAGAAAAGATTATCTTTGAGGGGCCTTGCCCGATCCCGAAGCCTCTTGAAGATGTTATTGTTCCTTCTCGTTGTGAGAATCTTCAGCCTCCATCCCCCGCAAATCCCCTTGGCGCAGATCATATTATTATGGTGGATTTTCCATCATGGGATGAAATCTATCGCCTTTATAAGAGTGGGTATTATGACCTCTTGACCTCTGAAGATATTGAGGCCATGGAGAATCGGGTTGAAGGTGGAGTAGGGGAATCTGTCAGCCAAACAGATACAACGATTGAAGCCCATAAGATTCAAAAAGATGCTATAGCTGGCCAGAACTATGGGAACGCCAAGACGACTGCGAAAACCTTCACCCGCCTTACTTACTTTGGGAAATGGAAACTTGAGGGGGATGAGTTTGAGGAAGAGATTGTAGCGCGGGTTATCCTTGGCTCGAATAATGATATTAAAGGGCTATGCAGACTTCGTTACTTAGCTGAGGAGTTCCCTCGTGAGGATCTTTCTCGACCACGGCCATTTGCGATCACCCCCGCCTTTATCCCGATCCAGGGCCAATGGTTTGGGGTGGGTATGCTTGAACTCCTTGAGCATATGCATGATCTCACCAAGATTATCATGGATCAGATGGTGGATAAGCATACCCTTTCAAATATCCCCTGGTTCATGTATCGCTCGGCCTCAGGGGTACGGCCTGAAGTCATTCGAATGAGCCCAGGTGAAGGATACCCTGTCTCGAATCCTCAGACGGATATCGCCTTCCCTCAGATGCCTCTTCAGGACCAGACGATTGCGCTGAACCTCATCTCAATGGTCCAGCAGTGGGCTGAGAGACAGAGTATGCAAGGAGCCCTTCAGATGGGTGGGGTTCCCCAAGGGAAAGCCTCTGCTCTTCGTACCTCCACGAATATGACAAATATCCTCCAACAGGGGGATGCCCGTCCTGAACATATTCTTCGTCGTTTCTTTAAGGGGCTGGCTGAGATCTGGCAACAGATGCATGAGTTGAATAAAGTCTATCTCCCTCAGAATAAACAATATCGTATCCTAGGGGTTCCCCATAGCGGGGCAGACCCATATCGAAAGGTGAAAAACCCTAAAGACATTGGGGGCATGTTCCAGTTTGATTTCAAGGCGAACTCCCTCAATACTTCCAAGGGGCTCAAGAGTCAAATCTTGACAGAACTCCTTGCTCCCCTTGTAAATGGGATGACCATGCAGATGGGGGTGACGGATAAGGAGACAATTTATAACCTTCTTCGTGACCTTATCGAGAGTAAGGGGCAGGATTTCAATCGATACATCAAGGCCCCTCCAGGGGCGAATATCCCTAAGATCACTGCTCAGGAAGCTATGGGGCAGATCTTCCAGGGGATTCTTCCTACGGGTAGGCCAGCAGAAGGGGCTCAGGATCATCTTCAGGCCCTTTCACAGTTCCAACAGGATCCTCGGTTTGCACAGGCTTTCCAGACTGATCCTGCTCTCCAGGTGATTTTCCAAGCCTATGCCCAGCAGGTTCAGGTGCTTATGCAGCAGGAGCAGATGGAAATGGCCCAAGCTCAACAGTTCTCCCAGGCCATGGGTGGTGGAGGTGGTCAACCAGGACCTGAGGGCCAGGTGGATCCAGGGGCAGGGCAGATGCAACCCCAGGGTGAGGGACAGGTGATGGATGAAGGCCTTCCAGGTGCGAAGGGTTCTGTATGAGTGCTGCCCTAGAAGCTGAACTTTGGTGCCCTAAGTGTAAAGACTACCTAGGGAAGTTGTTTAGGCAAGAGGTTCGAGAGGGTATGTACACCCATTATACTGAGCCGGGAAAGATGCCCAAGTATTGTACCAAGTGTAAGAGTGTGATTGTGAGGAAAGCCTGATGCCCCCTAGCTATACCGAATGGAAACAACGATCAGGTGAATCAGTAGGAACCACCCATCTTGCCTCTGTGGAGATAGCTTTAGGTTTACTCAAGACCTCTGCGGTGTCCTTTGAACACCTCACAGGGCATGAGCATTGGGATCGGTTCCTTTCCCATGTTCAAGATCGGTTAGAGACGAAGAAAAAAGAACAAGCAAGTTTCCTTGAACTCTGTGGTTCCAGTGGAGACGAAAGGATTCTACGAATGTCCCAGTTGCAATACCAATATGCAACGGGGTACATCAAGGCACTCGAAGAGTTGGTTGCGCTTCCTCATCAGGTGATGGATGCGTATGTGAAGGTGAAGGGTTAACTGAGGTGCTCATTCCCACCACAAGCGGAATGCGGTGATCATCTACCATAACAGGATGTGAGGGTTGTATGAGTGATGAAGAAGTTCTTGGGTCTATCGTTGAACCAGTCGTAAAGGAAGAGGTTTCCACTCAAGTAGAGGAAACGTCCCCTAAGCCGGATGCCCAAGTCATTGAGCATGATGACGAGCATCCTGATGTCGAAGGCGATGTTGTTAAGAAAGAGACCTTCCATAAAAGGGTTGGTCAATTAACAGCGAGGGCGCATAAGGCAGAATCAAAGGCTGAAGCCATCCAGGCCGAACTCCAGCGGGAACGTGAAGAACGCATCCGTCTAGAGGAGAGGGCCAAGGTTCAACAGAAGACGGTTCAGAACCAGAAAGAATACACCTGGGCTGAATTAGAGAACTTCATCTCAGAGGGTAAGTTAACCAGGGATCAGGCACAGGAGTATAAGGACACCCAGACTGAAAAGCGCCTGCGTCAGAAACTCGATGCAGACCAAGCGAAGAAGTCAACGGATAGCCATATCTTGGGGCAGATTGATGAGTATAAAAAACTCATCCCTGATGTGATGGAGTACGGGAGTGAGAGTAGGACACGGTACGAGACTGAATACAAGTATCTCGTCCAGACCCTTGGGTATCCGGCGAATTATGCCACCCAACTCGCTGCTACCCGTGCTGCGTTTGGGGATCTTGATAAAGTCAAACGTACCTCTAAATCAAAAGAGGTCATCACGAATAAGGAACCCTTTGTGGAAACTCATACCCCCCAATCGTCGAAGTCGGTAGTGAAGTCATTTAAGGATACCTTACCTGACTATAAAGTCAAGCACTATGAGAAAATGATGAAAGCAGGTCTCGTAAAGGACTGGAAGGGGGCTGAGGAACTTGAAAAGTGGACCCCGAAGGTCGTTGGAGGTCGTGGATAATGACCACGATCCTAATCAAGAAAGAATGGACCCGTCAACAGGTCCTTGATGCCCATGAAGAGGGGGGGCGTAAGCGAGGTCGTACAGCGGGATCATGGGTCGATGAAATTGCTTCTCAAAAGAAGGTCATTACCCTGTGTCCTGAATGTACGCCGAAGTTTAACCCTGTCAAGGTAGGGTATCGCAAGGAAAAAGAATTTCCTGTCTGCCAAGCCAAGTGTGACGGGTGTTCGACACAAGACAATCGATGCTCCATGTATATCTATGGAGAACTCTACAATAAGGTTCGGTCAACAGCAGAGGAACGCCGTGCGTTGAATCGGGGCCGTGCAAAGCGAATGGCGCAAGGCTA